CATTCCAACGCATCGAAGACGAGGCAGGACGAATTGCCCTTTGTACATTAGGCAGTCAGAACTGGGGAGCGTTTAGAACGCCCCAAGAGATGCGTAAGAGTGCTAGAGTGTTAGTAAGAAGTCTAAGCAATCTCCTTAGCTATCAGGACTTTCTGAGTGTTCAGAGCCGTCTAGCTAACTTAGACTTTGAGCCTCTTGGTGTAGGTGTCACTAATTTAGCATACTGGCATGCAAAGCGTGGCTTTAAGTATGGTAGTCCAGAAGCACTAGCAGAAGTTAAGAAATGGATGGAACATCAAGCATTCTATCTAACAGAAGCAAGTGTTGAACTAGCCAAAGAGCGCGGTGCATGTGGTAAGTCAGCAGACACATTCTATGGTCAAGGTATCTTCCCTTGGGAGCGTAGAGCAGAGGGTGTAAATGAACTAACAGATTTCACACCGAGTGCAAACTTAGATTGGGAAGGCTTGCGCCAAAATCTATTGAAGTATGGTATTCGTAATGCTACACTAATGGCTGTAGCACCAGTAGAGTCCAGCAGTGTTGTGTTAAACTCCACCAACGGTATTGAGTTGCCGATGGAATTGATTTCTGTGAAGGAATCTAAAGCTGGATCGTTTGTACAGGTTGTACCAGAGTACAAACGACTAAAGAACCGTTATCAATTGATGTGGGACCAGCGTGATTGTGTTGACTATTTGAAAACTTCCGCAGTTTTAGCGGCATACATCGACCAGTCACTGAGTACTAATACGTTCTATAACCCTGCATTCTTTGAAGGCGGTAAAGTTCCAGGCACATTAGTCGCTAAGAACTTGATGCTAGCGTATAAGTGGGGCATTAAAACAATGTACTATTCATTGATTAATAAAGTGGGCGCAAAAGCTGGACTAGCGGAAGCAGACAACGTAGTTCAGTTCCCAGTTCAAATTGATTTTGTGGATAGTGAAGAAGATTGTGAAGCATGTAAATTATGATTACACTAACTGAATCAGCATTAGCGAAAATATCAGATATTATTGCAGAAGAAAACAACCCTGCAATTAAACTAAGAACCTTCGTACAAGGTGGGGGCTGTTCTGGGTTTAGCTATGGATTCACGTTAGATGAAGAACAGAATGAAGATGACTTCATTATTGAGAAAACAGGAGCAACTATACTAATTGATAGTATGAGTATGCAATATTTGCAAGGTGCAACGATTGATTACAAAGAAGAAATCATGGGAAGCAACTTTGTAATCAACAACCCTAACGCAACTACAACATGTGGTTGTGGATCAAGTTTTGCAATTTAAGGAACATAAATGGCTTATAGCGATAAAGTTATTGACCACTATGAAAATCCTAGAAATGTAGGATCTTTTGACAAAGATGACACAGATGTTGGTACTGGCATGGTTGGTGCACCAGCATGCGGTGATGTTATGAAACTACAAATCAAAGTTGAAGATGGAATCATTAAAGATGCAAGATTCAAAACATACGGTTGTGGTTCAGCGATTGCGTCAAGCTCTCTTGTTACAGAATGGGTTAAAGGCAAGACATTGGACGAAGCAAGAACTATCAGTAATTCTGAAATTGCTGAAGAACTTGCTCTCCCGCCAGTAAAGATACACTGTTCTATTTTAGCAGAAGATGCTATCAAAGCGGCAGTGGACGATTATAAAAGGAAACTAAATGAAAAAGCGTAATTACACACAAGACACAGTTAGAAAACTACAAGGCTCATTGCAAGTTGAGCATACATTAGCAAAGCGCGGCGCACACAAGTTGCGTGAACTATTAGCTAATGAACCATATGTAAACACATTAGGCGCATACAATGGACAGATGGCAGTGCAACATGCTAAAGCAGGGTTGAAAGCAATTTATCTAAGTGGCTGGCAAGTCGCGGCAGCTAACAATACACAAAACACAACATACCCAGACCAATCACTATATCCAGTTGATAGTGTTCCTCGTGTAGTGAAGGGCATCAACAACGCATTCCGTCGTGCTGACCAAATTGAGCACAGCGAAGGTAATGTAACAACAGATTATTTCTTACCAATCGTAGCAGATGCAGAAGCAGGCTTCGGTGGTGCATTGAACGCATATGAGTTAATGACACATATGATTGAAGCAGGAGCTGCCGGTGTTCACTTTGAAGACCAGTTAGCAAGTGAAAAGAAATGCGGTCACTTAGGCGGCAAAGTATTAGTACCAACATCACAGATGATTCGTACATTGAACGCCGCACGTCTAGCGGCTGATGTTGCAGGAGTAGACACAGTTATTATGGCGAGGACAGATGCAGAGGCTGCTACACTTATTACATCGGATCACGATCCATTGGATAAAGATTTCGTTATTAACGAGAGAACAGAAGAAGGTTTCTATAAGTTTAAGAATGGAATTGATGCTTGTATCGCACGTGGTTTGGCTTATGCGCCTTATAGTGACCTTCTATGGTTTGAAACCTCTACTCCTGACATCAAGCAAGCCAAGAAGTTTGCCGACGCAATCCATGCAGAGTTTCCTGACCAAATGTTGGCATACAATTGCTCACCCTCATTCAACTGGAGAAAGTTTCTTAGCGTGGAAGAATGTGAGACTTTCCAAAGAGAGCTTGGCGAGTTGGGATATAAGTTCCAATTCATTACACTAGCAGGTTTCCATTCAGTTAACCTAGCAACATTCGAACTTGCTGAAGCATACAAAGAACGTGGTATGGCTGGTTATTCAGAAATGCAACAACGTGAATTTGCCGCACAAGAGCGTGGCTTCACAACAGTTAAACATCAACGTGAAGTTGGTGTAAGTTACTTTGACTTGATTAGTGAAGCAGTCGGTGCAACTAGCACAGTGGCAAACAAATCTAGTACGGAACATGACCAATTCTAAAATAATTGAGTTCCCAGAAGAACTCACAGTTGACCAACAACTTGAATTTCTTTTCAAGTTTCATAACTTTGATAGATATGTTAAAATAGATGAAGAAGATAAACCTATGATTGTCATGGCTCTTAATCAGATTGATGTTGAGAGTGTAGAGTGTGACGAAGAAGGTGGATTAGTAATACAATATAGTGGTGATGAAGATGAGCAAAGAACAATATAACCTAAGTAAACACACAAATTATCTTACTCGTAAGATGTTTTTGGACCCAGAAGGTCCTGTAACCGTCCAGCGTTTTGAAGAAGTCAAGTATCCAAGACTAGCTAAATACGAAGAAACAGCACGAGGATTTTTCTGGGTTCCAGAAGAAATCTCATTGACTAAAGATAAGATTGACCATAAGGAATCTAGTGATGCTATTAAGCATATCTTTACTAGTAATTTGTTGCGCCAGACTGCTTTGGATTCCATTCAGGGTCGTGCGCCTAATCAAGTATTCTCACCTGTTATCTCTATCCCAGAGTTGGAAGCACTAGTAAGTAATTGGAGCTTCTTTGAAACTAACATCCATAGCAAGTCGTATAGTCACATCATTCGTAACATCTACGGTGTACCGAAAGAAGAATTTAATAAAATTCACGACACGACCGAAATTGTCAGCATGGCAGCAAATGTTGGTCGTTACTACGAGGACCTTCATCAACTTAATTGCCAGAAAGAACTCGGACAGGACGTTGATGTATATACGCATAAGAAAGCTATATGGATGGCTTTACACGCATCGTATGCTCTCGAGGCTCTACGATTTATGGTTAGCTTTGCTACCAGTCTTGCTATGGTGGAAAATAAAATCTACATAGGCAACGGTAATATTATCAGTTTGATTTTACAAGACGAATTGTTGCACACAGAGTGGACAGCATGGTTGATTAACAATGTAGTCAAAGACGATGTAATCTTCCAACAGATTCAACAAGAAATGCACAAAGAAGTGTATGACCTGTATATGGACGTTATTCGTGAAGAAAAAGAATGGGCTACATATCTATTCAGTAAAGGCGTAGTCATTGGTTTGAACAGTGAAATTCTAAGTGACTTTGTTGACTACACAGCATTTACAAGATTGAAAGAGATTGGCATTAAGTACCAAGAAGCACATCCAAAGCATAGCCCTATCCCTTGGTTCAACAAACACGTGAACATTAACAAGAAGCAGTCAGCATTACAAGAGACTGAATCAACTAACTATATTATCGGTGTAATGAGTGATGAAGTAGATTTTGAGGAGTTACCAGTACTATGAACGAATTAACAATTGAAGAAAAACAAAGACGCTTAGACGAAGCCAAAGAAACAACAGAATACATTCTAAAAGAAAGTAAACGCCGTGAATGGGCGCAAGCGAAAGAAACTACTGTTAATATTTGGAATAACTTACAACGCATTGAACAAAAAGAACGCTGTATTAGAGTTAAGTTTTTAGATTGGTTATCCGATAAACTACTTTCATGGAGTAAAAAAGTACACGAAATGTCAGTAAAAATTGATAGCCCGTGCGTTATCAAATTACCAGAAAAGAAATAAACTAGAATGGAAGACCTACGCAAACTAATTAACATTGTAGAATCAACTATACATGATAGTTGGTTCAATAATGGATTTCAAACATATAAAAAGGCTAGCCCCATTAAGTATGAAGTAGCCGATGAGCCTGGTACGGTAAACACATTAGAAGGGCCCGTACGTTATGACACCGGTCACATCATCATCACAGGCCCAAAAGGGGAACAGTACCCAGTCACTCCGGAGAAATTTTCTTCCTTGTATGATGTCAAAGGTGACGGGACAGCAACACCTAAGAAAATCTTAAAAGTTGCCAAGATTGCTGACCACGATGGACTACTTCATACTTCATGGGGTGATTTACATTATACAAAGGGCAATGATTATATTGTTCGTCACGGGCCCGGTGACTACGGTGCAGTAAAGAAAGATATATTCCACCAAACATATGATACATCACAAGAAGGAAAATAAATGATTAAAGTATACTCAAAACCAAACTGCCAGTTCTGCGACATGGCAAAACAACTATTAGAATCTAGAGGCGTAGCATACGAATCTATCGATATTTCTGTAGACCCGGACGCAAGACAGATGCTTGTAGATGCAGGATTCCGTAGCGTACCTCAAATCTATAACGGAACACATCATATCCCAGGCGGCTACCAAGGCTTGGCAGGTATGTCAGCAGAAGATTTTGCTGAAAAAGTAGCTAAAACAATCTAAGGAACATAATGGAAATCGGACAAGTATATACGTTCAAATTGAACTCAGGTGAAGAACTAATCGCTAAGTTAGTTGAGGAGTCAGAGGGTTATCTAACACTAGAAGAACCCGTATCTGTAGCACCCTCTAGAGACGGTATGGGATTAGTTCCTAGCATGTTTACAGCAGAACCCGGTGCTCAAGTTACACTAAATACTAATAGTGTAAGTCTTTATGCTACCACAGAAGAATCTGTGAAGTTTAAATACATAGAGGCTACAACTGGTCTTAAACTACCAGAAAAGAAAATTTTAGTAGGATAATATGACGGGAATAAGTCGTAAGGGTGATGCAAATCAGACAGGTGGCAAAATCGTAAGAGGCGCCGGAACTGTATTTGCCAACGGCATAGCAGTAGGACTGCATGTCAGTAAAATGACCCCTCACGCACCCTGGGGACCTCCCCACCCGCCCCATGATGCAGCCACAACGACAGAAGGATCACCTACAGTATTTGCTGAAGGTGCACCTGTACTCAGAATAGGGTCAGGTAACAGTTGCGGTCATAGCATCGTGCAGGGCAGCGGAGATGTATTCGTACCATGAGTTTAACAGGAAATCTTACCCCATTAAACCTCAATGTAGTAGGTTCACTTTTACAAGGCACAGGCTTACATATCAACGCTAAAGCCCAATCATTCATGGGTACACGAACAGCAGTAGGTAACTATACTCCAGGTAGTACAGTATCTACTACTTGCTTAAGCGTAGTTAGTTCAACATTACGCACAGCGTTTACTTCTGCCCCATCAAATTTCCCTCAACTAATTACATTAGGTAGAGATATATGCCCTGCACTAACAGGTGCCCCACCTGTTTCATACACTCGTGCTTATGCAGGTGAAGCGGCAAGTTATGGATGGTTAAGCACTATACCATTACAAGCATATCAAGAGTTTCATCTTAACAATGGCTCTTATAGTGATTTCGTAAGTACATTCGGTCAAGCAGCCGGCTTCATGGCACAGTCAAATAAAGTAATTGATGGATTCAATGACAGTGCATCATACTTAGATGGCGTATACAGTAACATGGATGACTTAGTAACAGCAGACATTTCTGGTGTTAGTTTGAGTTTATTCTATTGGGGTCAAGACTTAATCAAGAGTGGTAGAGCAATTGACTTAGCAAGTATTGATACATTCGGTAACCCTGAAAACTTATTGAGAACACTAAAGAAGAACAAAGCATTGACTAAAGCAGTCAACTTAGCATTGTTAACTGCGGGATTTTCATCAAATGACATTGATGCTATCGTTGACGGTAAAGAAGTAACTCCTGAAGAACAGAAACGATTGTATGCTGCCTTTAGTATTGTGATTGGTACTGACTTAGCCGATGCATTGATTCCAATCAATTGTCAGACAACAGGACTAGAATCATTAGCAGACTTGTTAAATCCTAAGAAACTATTCCCTACTAGTTACAAGACATTATCTGTACCACAGTATAACACGATGGCGTTGCCAACTAATAGTAAGACATATTATTTGTTGTATAACAACGGTGAACCGTCTGCACAAGTTTTAGAGAAGTACGGTACTAGATTACAAACAATATACCCATCATCATTAGCAAGCGTATGCGATGCATTCAGTGTTAGTATGATGCAAATCAAACATATCAAAACAATGAACATTGAAAAGTTCAGCCAAGTTGTTCGCAACTTAGAACCAGTCAATGATTTAACTGTTAATGGAACACACATTCCCACTGACCAAACATTAGCTAAAGCTAGTTTAGCGTTGATAGCAAAAGGTTCAGGTGAGAAGGGTAGATATACAACATGTGACTTCTTTGGTGCTATGTCAGGACTAACTTATGACTGGGCTACATTAGAAGCACAAATCAAACAAGTTCAAACTCCTGCACTAATTAGTGCTTATCAATCATTAGGTGCCGCAGTAGCATCTACTAGTGAAGAGGCAGCATCAGAATTAGCATCAGCGTTACAACAAGTAACAACAGTATTAACTAATATACGCAACACTAATCCAGCTGGTGTTGCCGCATTGAACGCAACATATGAGAGTTTTGGAACTCATTTACAAAAAGAACAAGACGCCCGTGCTCTAGCATTACGCAATTTGCAATATCTAAGCACGGATGTAACAGACATTTATAGTTTCGCACAAAGTTTAAATCAATATGCAACCGAGACTGAGCAGTATGGCTCCTGTCAGGTACTAGAAGCAATCTGTGATACTTCTACACTCGGTGGCAATAGTTTAATAGGAGGAATGAGAGAAACTAGAAACGCACTAAGACTGGGCCTAGTCGGTGCAGAGCAGGATAACGAAGTTGGAATAGAGAAACTATCGTTACCAAAAGTAAATGGTGAAGTACCCACAACGGCGAGTATCGATCCAGTTACCGGAAATAAAATAGATGTACCTTTAGTTACAACAGGACCATTAGTTAATCAACCTATATTTACAGGCGGACCTACTGGTAATGGTAGCTTAGGAACAAGTTCACAAACTACATTAGTACCACCGAACTTGGATATAGTAGATACGGCAAACGTATTACAATCATCTATTATCACCCCAGACCAAGCAGTTGAACAAGTCATTATCTGTAACTGTGATTGCTGGGATTTATTAGCATAACTATACTACTGTTCAAGTAGTATATCTATCATGGAAAGGATATATTATGCAACAAGTTTCCACACACCTTTTAGTTAGGGTGTTACTCGGATGGGTTATAGCATTAGCTATTTTAGGTTATGCTGTAACGAAAGTAGAGAAACCGCTTCAGAAAGTTGAAGCAGTACAAGAAGAACCAGAGAAAGTTGCTAAGGTTGTAGACCACAAGCAACTACAATGTCTAGCTGACAATATCTATTTTGAAGCAGGCGGAGAAAGTACAGAAGGTAAAGCGGCAGTAGCCCGTGTAGTATTGAATCGTATACAGCATGGTTACGGCAGCACACCTTGTCAAGTAGTCTATCAATCAAAAACAGTAAAACAAGTTAATGATGATGACGAAACATTATGGGTAAAAGCATGTCAGTTTGCATGGGTATGCGAGGGCAAGAAGAACCCAAATCGTCAGTCAGCTAGATACCAAAATAGTTTACGGGTAGCCCAAGATGTGCTATTATATGATATGTATAAAGAAGTAATTCCAATGAGTGTTTTATTCTTCCATAATCTAAGTGTGCAACCTGCAATTACTTATGGATTTGTAAAACAGATTGGTAATCACATATTCTATAGTAAGCCACATAAGAAGAAACAAAGATGAACCGAAGTCCCTCTAGAGGAACCTTTCAAGCAAAAAACAGAAGTGACCATGAAGAACTATTCAAGTCATGGGAACAACAACGGCTTGAGTTAGAAGAAACTGAGGAATGGCGCAAAGAGAATCTGGAATACGATTTGCGTACTAATGGGAAAATAATTGAAAAATGTAAAGACCCTGTGTATGCTCAACACATCTATGCCGCGTTATGTAATAACGAGTTTCAAAAGAATGATGTTTACCCAATACTATCAGACAAAAGATGGAGTTGCAGTTGGCGTCATGCTGGTGGAATCGTAGCTGATATTAGAGAAGAAGGCGATTATATTGATTGGTACTGTAGTGGTATCAGAGGGCACGATGAAGATGTAACTGACTTTGACTTTAATAACATGACAGAAGACCAGAAGCAAAATTACTTAGAATCTAAAGCATATGTATCTGAGAGTGTTGTAACTGACGAAGTCCGTAAAGACTTATTTGATTTGGGCTGGATAGTCCTAGGAGATAGAGAATGAAAAGTTTATTAGTGTTTCTACTTAGTTTCTGTGCATTAACTGCACACGCACAACATGGATATCGTCATCACGGGCATCACCACCATGGTGGTTATGGTTACGGATGGGTCGCACCTACAATCATAGGTGGTGTTATTGGTTACGAGATTGCTAGACAAAATCAACCTGTCATCGTACAGCAACAACCTGTCATTGTGCAACCCCCAGTGTATTCAATGCCCGGCACTAACTGTACACCATGGCAAGTAGTACAAATGCCCGACGGAACTTATACCCAAACACGAACTTGTCAATAAACTTTCGCTGATATATAAATTCAGCTAAATTATAGATAAGGATTATTATGTCAGCGGAAGAAACATTACAGTCAACATTAGACTCCATGCTTAGTTCTATGGAGTTAACTGACTCACGAGTAGGTCAGTTCCTCATATACAAAAACGATAGTGTAATCAGTAAAGCTATCAGACTATTTGGTGAATACTGTCACGCCGAAATAGAGATAATGAAAAAGTACTTAGATAAGAATTCAACTTATGTTGATATCGGTACTAACATTGGGTATCACTTAGTCGGCGTACACAAAGAAGTAGGATGCAAAGCAATAGGTTTTGAACCCAACCCTAAACATTTTGCTGTAGCAACTTACAATTCAAAAGACTATGCTGATATTCAATTAGTAAATGCAGCCGCTAGCGACCACAAGTTTAGTTTCAAAATGAAAGACTTTGATCCTAATAGTAATGGTAATTATGGTGACATACACAAAGATGATACAGGTGAGATTGAAGTGCAAGCAATAACACTAGACAGTCTTGTACTACAAGTATGTACATTAATTAAGATTGATGTAGAAGGACATGAATTAGAAACATTAACTGGTTGTGCTAAGACTATTAGTAAGTATCGACCTGTCATTATGTACGAAGCAATGGAATGGGATGTATGGACAAAGTGTTATGAGTTCATGGAAGAGCGTAAGTACAATATGTATTGGGTCGCATGTAGAACTAAGCCATTAGCAGAAACATACAAGAAAACAGAAGAAAACCCATTCGGATATAGCACAGTAGCTAACATATTATGTGTGCCCGCAGAGAAAGAACAGCCCGATAATCTAATTGAAGTAAACAACTATGAACCGTTTGCAACTAGATTTGAAAAACTAAAGAAACTAAAGATATTATTCTAATGAAAAAGTTATTTGTAGCAGGATGTAGTTTTAGCGACAATTTACCTAGTCCTAGAAACTATGGTAGTAAACTAGCAAATTTGTTAGGATATGAGTACCATCATAGAGCAAGGGGAATCGGCAGCAATCATAGAATGTGGCGCAAACTCTCACATGATATTATGAACGGTGACTTAACAAGTAATGACTTGTTAGTTGTACAGTACTCAAACCCTGAGCGCAGAGAATTCTGGAGCGCAATACCCAGAAGTAAACAAGAGTTACACGCTGATGTTAGTGACTATTATGACGAAGATGGTTCTATATTAAAGTTCAAAATGGATAGTCATACATGGCAGAACAATCAGATTGAACGAGACTTTATGAAATTATATCAGGAGAACTTTTTATCTGAGAAATTTGAACGTGAGGTATTTGATACGCAAAACTTTATGTTCCAGAGTATGCTAGCATATCACAAAATTCCTACAGTATTCTTTAAGTCACGATATCTGAATAATTACACAGTTATTGATGAGTTTACAAAATATGTATTCCATGATCCAGTAGAGTTCGTAAATGACGAATCAACATACATGGATGTTGTCACTGATAGATACCACTTGAATGACGATGGTCATACTAGATTAGCAGAACTATTATTCAATCATACAAAGCAATGTCAAGTTTAATATTATTCACATCAGGCTCTACTAAAGAAGCTAAAGAGTTAGAACACGATTGGGAGTTTATGAATGAGCGCATGGATATCTCTATCAAAGAGTTACAACTAACTAGTGACGATATAGTTCTTAATGTATTGCCCTTCAATGTGATAGGATACCACACTATTACTGCAGGACCTGCTATGCGTGTAGGTGCGACACTAATCAATATGAACTTTGATCCGTACGCATACATTAAAATGTTCAACAAGTATCGCCCTACAGTCACCGCTTTAATACCCAGACATTTTGAATTACTAGAATATACAAAAGGGTTTGAATCATTAGATATGAGTTGCCTGCGCTATCTAATTACTGGTAGCCAAAATGTAACGCAATCAATGGTTGACACATTACTAGCTAAGGGTGTTAAAACAGTGGGTAATTGGTATGGAAGTACAGAACACCCTCCACCAGTCTTTATAGCAC